TATTGTGCGAACTATCAAATGATGTTTTCAGATAATTACCTTCAATTTCTTGATAACATTGAATTAATTATGTTGAAGGATACAAGGGATAAATCATTTATTGCGTACCAAAACGGTATTCTGGAAGTCACAAAAGACAGCGTTGTTTTAAATGATTACACGGACTGTGATGGGTACATATGGAAAAACCAAATCATTAAACGTGAGTTTACGCCATCAACAAACATTGCAAACGATTACAAGGTGTTTATTCACAACATCAGCAACGGCGAACCATTGGCCATTGAGTGTACTATTGGTTACCTTTTGTACACTTATAAAAATAAGGTGAACAACAAGGCCATCATACTCAATGACGAGGTTATAAGCGATAACCCCGAAGGTGGAACCGGGAAGGGTTTGTTTGTGCAGGGTTTGCGAGAGATACGAAGAACCGGGATATTAGATGGCAAATCATTTGATGATAAAAAATCGTTTGCTTATCAAACGATCAGCCAAGATACTCAGATTCTGGTATTTGATGATGTAAAGAAAAACTTTGACTTTGAGAGTAAGTTTAGTTTAGTCACGGAGGGTATCACCTTGGAACGAAAAAACAAGGATGCCATCAAATTGAGCGTTGAAGATTCGCCCAAAATGGTACTGTCAACCAATTACGCAATTAAAGGTGAGGGTAACAGTCACAACCGAAGAAGGCACGAAATTGAGTTTGCACAGTATTACAATCACAGTAAAACACCTTATGATGATTTCAAACGGCAATTGTTTGATGATTGGAACGACAAAGATTATGTTGCCTTTGATAATTACATGGTGTACTGTATCCAGCAATATTTTATTTATGGGTTGATTGAGCAAAAGAACGCCAAGAACATAAAGGTTCGCCGATTTATAGCAGAAACGTCAATGGAGTTTTACGAATGGATTACGGACAAGGACGCCAATGTGACCGGTGTAAGATTAAACAAAAGAAACTTTTATGATCAGTTTGTGCAAGATTATCAAGATTATAAGAAATGGCTCACACAAAAGAAATTTAACATTTGGGTGCAGAAATACGCAAGATTTGCAAACTTTGAATATTCAGATGGTAACACCAACGGTTCACGATGGTTTGAGTTAACAGAAGAAATACCTTTTTAATATGAATATAACAAACGAAGATAATATGCAACTAATGTCAAGGTATGATGATAATCACTTTGACTTGGCTATTGTTGATCCGCCGTATGGGATAGATATAGCAAATATGAATATGGGTATAGGTAAAAATAAAAAAGCGTCAAAGGCAAAAAATAGAAAATGGAAGTCAAAGGACTGGGATAATTCAACACCTACAAAACAATACTTTAAAGAACTTTTTAGAGTAAGCAAAAATCAGATTATTTGGGGAGGTAATTATTTTGACTTACCACCTTGCGGCAAATTTATTTTGTGGGATAAAGAAATACCTAAAGGTTTAAGTTTTTCAGATTGCGAGTACGCTTGGACATCATTTAAAGGTGCTAATAAAATATTCAGATATAGTGCTTATAAAAACAAAACTGAGAAATTTCACCCAACACAAAAGCCCATACAATTATATGAATGGCTTTTAATGAACTATGCAGAAAAAAAGTGTAGTCATAAACACAGAGAAAGCGAAAGGCATCTATGTACAGATTGCAAAAATTCAAATGTTAAAATATTAGATACTCATTTAGGTAGTGGTTCAATAGCTATTGCGTGCCATAATCTTGGTTTTGATTTAACCGCTTGTGAATTGGATAAGGAGTACTATGATGCAGCAATGAAACGGTTTCACGATCATCAATTACAAACTAAATTGTTTTGATATGGAGTTAAGAGATTACCAAAAGGATATTGTGAAACGTGGGGTTGATGTGATAGTTGATCACAAACTCCTTTATTTGCAAATGGAAGTGCGGACCGGTAAGACATTGACCGCCTTATCCATATGCGAAGAGCTGGGTGCAAGTTCGGTGCTATTCATAACAAAGAAGAAAGCCATAAGCAGCATACAAGACGATTACAACAACTTTGGTTTTACCTTTGATATCACTATCATAAATAATGAATCATTGCACAAGGTAGTGGGCGAGTATGATATATTGGTAAGCGATGAGCATCACCGGAACGGGTCGTTTCCTAAGCCTAACAAATCAACGAAACTCATAAAACAAAGGTGGTCTAACCTACCAATGATATTCCTATCCGGTACACCAAACGCGGAATCATATAGCCAGGTTTATCATCAATATTGGGTGAGTAATCGCACACCATTTAAGCAATGGCCATCATTCTACAAATGGGCGAAAGACTTTGTTAATATAACAACACGGAACTTTGGGTATGCTGATGTCAAAGATTATAGTAATGCGGACTATGCTAAGATCAAACCGTACATTGATAAACACATAATCACATACACACAAAAGCAAGCGGGCTTTGAATCTAACGTGAATGAACACATACTCCATTGCGATATGAGTGAATCAACATACAACATCATTCACCAATTAAAGCGGGACAAGATAATGCAAGGGCGAACCGGTGTAATTATAGCAGATACAGCGGTGAAACTACAAAACAAAATACACCAATTGTGCGGGGGGTCTGTTATCCTTGAAGACGGTACCACAGCAATAATTGACCATTCAAAAGCGGAGTACATACGGGATAAGTTTAAAGGTAAGAAGATAGGTATATTTTATAAGTTCAAAGGTGAGTTGAAAATATTAAAAGCTATCTTTGGTGATAGCTTATGTACTACACTGGAAGAGTTCAACGGAACGGATAAGAACATTGCCTTGCAAATAATATCGGGGCGTGAAGGTATATCACTACGGGAAGCGGATGCACTGGTTTACTACAATATAGATTTCAGTAGTATATCTTATTTCCAAAGTAAGGACCGTATGACCACAATGAACCGGCAAGCAAATAATGTATATTGGGTATTTGCTCGTAAAGGAATAGAAGCTAAGATATATAAGAGCGTGATCAATAAGAAAGATTACACAGTTAATATGTTTAAGAGAGATTTTGAAATATCAAAGTAAAGTAATAAAAGAATATAAAGAATGTGGATATATTGTTTTAAACATTATACGATTAAGTGCGAATGGATATCCGGATTTGTTATGTTTAAAGGATGGCAAAGCATTATTCATTGAGTGCAAGACTGGTGGCGATACCTTGAAGCCATTGCAGAAGTATCGCATTGATGAGTTAATAAAGGAAGGGTTTGAGGCGTTTTGTATAAAGGATGGTAAAATAATTTATGGAACAAAAAAAGAAATATAAAATCACGGCAATGTCAGCGGGTAAGAAGGTCACCGCAATAGTATCCGGTTGTTTATCGAACAAACGAGATTTGTTCATTCAGTTGATGCGTACACACAAAATAAAAAACACACACATATGGAGAATAATAGAGATAATCAAGAGGGGATAGGGGGGTTCAAAACATTTTTGGGAATGTATAACATACGTTCGTGGCACTTTTTTTTCGCACGGGATAGTTTTGAGTTTTGGAAAAAATGAATAAAAATAAATTTCATAAAAAAGTAGAACATATGGCTCAGAAAATTGGGTCAATAAAAAAAGCATTTTTTATTTTAAATGATGAACATAAAAGTTTTACTACTGAGGTATGTTACAGAAATTGGAAAAGTAAAAATAAATTAAAAACTTTTATTTTAAGTAAATGCCTGGAATGTCGTGTTGAAATAAAATCCAATAAAAAAAGAAAGTGGTGTTTTGAACACGTTGGCGGTAGAAAAAATAAAAAAATTCCACAAAAAGATGGCATTAATATAAGCCATAGAGAATTGTATTCTGTTTGGAATAATATAAAATACAGATGCACAAGTAAAAACAGCACTGGGTGGTTAAATTATGGAGGTAGGGGAATATCTATTTGTGATTTATGGAAAAATGATTTTTATGAGTTTGAAAAATGGTCATTGGAAAATGGTTATAAAAAAGGGTTGGAAATTGATAGAATTGACAATAATGGTAATTACGAGCCATTAAATTGCCGTTATGTAGAGAAATATATAAATGTAGCAAATAGAAGATCATTAAAAAATACAAGTGGTTTTTTAGGAGTTCATAAAAACACAGAATCAAATACCTATCGAGTTTTAATTAACCATAAAAATGTTAGATATGATTTAGGTAATTTTAAAAATAAGATTGATGCTGCTATTTTTAGAGATCAATATATAATAAAAAACAATTTGCCACATATAAAAAATTTATTGTAATGGGGGAAAGAGGGCCAAAACCACAACCAAAAGCAATAGCATTGCAAAAAGGGTATTACAGACCATCAAAACATGACGACCAGATTGCAGACGCCAATGCGTTGGATTGGGTACACGATACAATACCAACGCCGCCGGAAGAACTAACCGAAAAAGCCAAAGAAATATGGAATGCTCAATTAATACAAGCACATAAAATGTACGGGTACATATCGTTCATTGATTTGTCTTTATTTAAAGAGTACTGCTATGTGTATGGGGAAATGGAATGGTTAAAGGCAAACACAAAAGGCCGGACATACACGGATGAAAAAGGCAACATCAAAGTTGATCCATTATACACTGAACTAAACAAAATCCGCAAAGACTTTTTGCGACTTTCACAAGAATTTGGGTTTAGCCCATCGGCAAGAACACGAATCCAATTGCAACAAAAACCCGAAGATAACACGGATATTTATTCTGATGGCATATAAAACAGATTTCACAAAAATAGACTTAGACAAATATTACTTTGATGAGCGGGTTGCCAATTTGGTGGTTCAATATATTGAAGACAATGTTAAGCACGTAAAAGGTGACAAGGCCGGCGAGCCATTCATTTTGGAGCAGTGGCAAAAGGATGACATTGTGAAACCTTTGTTTGGTTGGAAGCATAAAAAAACTAATTTAAGAAAATACACAAGTGCATACATTGAAATCCCAAAGAAAAGTGGCAAATCATTTTTAGCCGCATCAATTGCGTGTGTGTTTATAGATATAGAGCGAGAGGGGGGCAGTGAAATTGTGGGTGTTGCCTGGGGGCGTAAACAAGCGGGTTTAGTTTTTGAAGCAACAAAACAAGTGATTCAGAAATCACCACGTTTAAAATCAAAGTGCAATATTTACCGCAATTCAATAACCGCACCGGACCACATTGGCGGCTTAAAAACTTATCAAATATTGTCAAAAGAAGCAGGGGGCGAAGATGGAATAAATCCACAGTTAGCAATCATTGATGAATTGCACGTTCATAAGAACAATGAAGTTTTGGAGATGGTTGAAAAATCACAGGGTGCAAGAAAGCAACCTTTGAGTTTTATAATTACCACGGCGGGCAGTGATTTGTATGGCATAGGATACCAACGGCACGAACAAGCCATTGACGTGGCAAAAGGAATTGTTGAAGATGAATCACAACTGGTTTGTGTTTACGGTGCAGATAAAGATGATGATCCATTTAGTGAAAGCACTTGGCAAAAGGCAAACCCAAACTACAATATATCGATTGGCAAACGTGCTTATGAAAAAGAAGCGACCAAAGCAATGGTAAGTGCGGCAAGTTTGAATAGTTTCAAAAGGTATTATTTAAATTTATGGACTCAATCCAAAGATGGTTGGATAAATGATGAAATATGGAACGCCAGCCAATGGGATTTTGATGAAGAAATTTTGAAAGATTACCCGTGTTTTGGTGGCTTGGATTTGTCATCACGTTCAGACATCACGGC